ACAACGATACACAAATTGTCAAAGAGCGCGTGTTCCATCACAATGCCGTATGTATCAGCGGCAAACGAATAACGCTAATATAATATGCAATCCACGTACCAGAAGTGCAAAAAAACCAAAAAACATAAAAAATAATTGTAAACCGTTGTCAATAAAGGACTTATAAAATGTTAGGTAACGCTAACACGTCACGATGTTTGTAACGATTGTAGCGGCATGTTTCAAAATATAAACACGAAATTGGATAAAATCGTTGTAACTCCAGTATTGACAAGCACTTACATAAATGTTTACAAAAAACAACGCATGTTTACAAAAAACAACGCTATAAAAATCTGTTAGACATATAACAAACAAGATTTGAGACGGTTTGTGGGGACACTAATGTTAGGACGATACAAAACAAGCGGACAAGGTTTGATAGATATATAACTTGAAAAACCCCCCACACCCCCCTCGTGGGGGTAGTACTAGGTGCTCCTGAATTTTTTCTAATTTTTTCGTTTGTAGTAATTTTTTTGTTGCTGTTGTTAAATAAAAACACTTTTTCACCCATTGAAAAAATTTTTTATTTTTTCTGCTAAAATTACAACATTTCCCTTCACTCATCGGCTATACAATACGTACCAATACAGTGATTGTGTTTCTCAATAATTAAGGTTTTTTAGTATGCCAGTACAACAAATAACATCTTTAACACCTAGACACAACAAAATTATAGATTACTGTATTGAAGGTTTAACGCCTAAGCAAATCAGTGAAAAACTACATATGTCTGCTCGTCAAGTTGGTATTATCATTAACAGTGGTTCTTTCCAACACCAGTTATCTATTAGACGCAGTAATTATAATGAAGACCATGATGAGAAACTAGCAGAGTCTGAAGTACAGTCCGCTAGTGATATCTTACAACAACATGCGGCGGCCGCAGCTAAAAGATTAACAACTGGTTTGTTATCAAACAGTGAGAATATTGCACTTAGGTCCGCCGAATCAATCTTAGATAGAACAGGTACAGTCAAGATAACAAGACAAGAGTCTGACGATAAACCTATTATAAACATATCTCGTGAAGATTTACAGTTATTGAAAGAAACACTTGAGCTTGAGAAATCATTGAGACCTAAAGAAATAATTAGTACCCAGACCGATAGGATTTCAACCGATAAAAAAGTATATAATAACAATGACTAAAAACTGACCGGAAATTCAATCCGCGTCACGAGGGGCCAAAAACCCGTCCCCTAGCGGAGCGCCTGGTATAATAAAGTGACAGTTGACGTAATAGCTGCTCTGAGTTTTGACGGGTTCTCATCAGCGACTCGTGACCCAACTGTCACTTTTTGAGATTTTTTGTGTATGAAAAGCTTTTGGAAGGGTTAAGTGAAAAGAATAACAATAATAGTTTGTTTATCTGTTCTCCTTTGGTGTGGTTGTGCTACTAGGCAATTTCCTAAGGCAGTGCAATCACACCCCGTTTTTAAGGACGAGTTGCTGATAGTGCCAAAAGGAAACAAAGTTGGTAAGAGGGTAACTGAAAAAGACGGTGTTTATATGTCTAAAGATGTGTTTTTTAGGATGGTTATAGAGTTATTACAGAAGTGTGATAAGAAGGATGAGTACCGAGACATCAACTGAAAATCTTTTAGAGTTATATAGACGAAAAGGTAGGGAATCACTATTCTTTTTTGCTCGTGGAATACTAGGATTTAGTGACTTAGACCCTAACATACATGGGCCTCTGTGTCAGGCACTTGAAAATCATAAAGATTTAACACGCCTAATGGTAACATTTCCTCGTACTTGGTTCAAGAGTACCATTTGTTCAATAGCTTATCCAATCTGGCGAGCACTTAAGGACCCTAATGTAAGAATAGTAGTTGTACAGAACAGTTATTCTAATGCTTGTAAGAAACTTGGGGCAATTAAGAAAATATTTGAGCAAAATAAGTTGTTCAAAGCATTGTATCCTGAAATGTTACCTCCTAAAGGTAACACTTGGAAGAACGATTGCTTGGTTGTAAACAGAACTGCTTCACACCCTGAGGGTACGTTTGAGGCTGCTGGTGTTGGTACTGCTATAATATCACGTCACTATGATGAAATCATACAAGATGATACAATAGCACCTAAAAAAGATGATATGACTGGTATAGTACAGCAACCAACGCAGGCTGATATTGAGAAAGCTATTGGCTGGCATAGACAGTGCCATCCACTTTTAGTACATCCACTAAAAAGTCGCATTATTATAGTTGGTACTCGATGGGCTGAGGGAGATTTGCAAGGTTGGATTATGGTAAATAGTCCTGAATACTTCCATATTTCAAGATACATATATGAAGATGAGCATGGAAACCCTGCTAGGCCTGAAAGTGGCGGTAGGACAATATGGAGCAGGTTCAATGATGTTGTAGCTAGAGAGCTTGAGAAGGCTGAGGGGCCTTATATGTTTGCCTGTCTATACATGAACGCTCCTACGGCTGCTATAAACCAAGTATTTAAGCGACAATGGATTAGGTATTATGATACTTTTGATAAAAAAGCTGATGTTTATTACGTAACTTCAGTCGACTTAGCATCAGCGCTAGAATTACTGGTTGAAGCAATAGGTTATCAGAGAACTTTGAGCTATTGGTTAAGGAAACGATTAGAACAAGAGAACATTATGGTATATGTTCATGAGTTAACTAGCTTACAAGGCTCAAAAGTTGAAAGAATTAGAGGACTACAACCCTATTTTGCATCAGATAAGATTGTAATTCGCTCTACAATGAATGAACTTGAGCAGGAGTTACTAGCATTTCCAAAAGGAACTCATGATGATATAATTGATACTTTGAGTATGCAGCGAGAGTTTTGGTATAATACTATAGAGTCCTTTAAGACTGAAAAGCAGAAAGAGTTAGTAAATGACCCCTTTAGTGGGGCTGCAATAATCGAAGAGTTGCAGAGTAGAGTAAAAATACTTAATCGGTATCCTTATGATGTTGGTCAGCTATGTGAAAGATATAAAGGATACCGTGAGTATGTTCATAATTAGGAGAATAACATGAAACCAATAGCTCAAATGATTAGTGAAAAGTCTAATACTATAATGGGTTATGATAAGTATCAAGTACAAAATGCTGTTGAGACACTGAAGCGAGCTAAGGAGATTGAACAGGACCCTGCGTTTATGAAGGCAGTGCAGGTCGAGGCTGAGAGACAGAAACAAGCATTAAAGGATATTACTCGCGAAAGTGGTTATTATCAACCTAAACATGTGTAGGAGACTAAACTATGACTGTACGAGGCAGAACAGTTTATCACTGTCATGGTAAAAATAAAGGTAAAGTGATAAAGAGACATAAAACTAAGAAGGCAGCTCTAAAACATCACAAAGCTATTCAAGCTAATAAAAGGAGATGAAAACGTGGCTAAACTAACACCTGAAGATTGGTGTGTTGAGATAGACAACGGCTTGAAGTTTCGGGAGATATTTGGTAGAGAACAGGCTTGGAAGAAGCTCGAGGATGATTTTCTAAATGATATAGAAAGTGATACTGCTCTTGGGGCTAATCTTGTATTCTCTATGGGGGATACTTTATTAAGTAGTCTCAACGTACCAAATCCTGAGATTGTAGTTACTGCAGAGCACCCTGCAGGTGTTGATAGAGCTCCAATCGTTGAAGGTTGGGATAATTATTTAGTAAAGAAACTAAAACTTAAGAATGAAGCAATTAGGTCAACTTTACATGCGTATTTATTTGGTCAAGCTATTTGGAAGATGGGTTATGATAGTGAGTTTGGTTATAATCCATTTTTTGATACAGGTAGTGCTAATAATCCATCAGGTATGACACTTACTCAGTTTAACAAAAAAGGTAATAGAATTGAGTTTGGTAGAGGTAGTCCTGGGATGCCTTGGTGTATGGCAGTCAATCCTCATGATATAGTAGTACCTTGGGGAACTACTAGCATTGATACTGCTCCTTGGATAGCTCATAGAAATATACGGCTTAATACATACATAAAAGCTGACCCAAAATATAAGAATAAGAGCAGACTTGAAGCACAGTACTCAATGGAATCTTATGTTGATACATTCTTTAATGTTGGAGCTGCTAAGAAGAAGTTTAGGGAACGTAAGAATACTGCAGGTTATCGTGAGAATACTAGAGTACTATACAATGAGATTTGGGAAATAATTGACAGAAGTGATAACACTATTAAGGTAATTTGTTATGACTATGATAGATTTTTACGAGATGATGTCGACCTAATACAAGTTGTCTGTGGAACGCCTTATGTATCAGCAACTTTTGTCAATCATCCTAGATGGTTCTGGTCAACACCTCTTGCCCACTATTTGGGACGGTTGCAGAAGAAAGAATTTGATATTGAGCTTCAAGCTGAAAAACAAAGACGAATCAACAATCTTAAGTTTCTTATTGCCAAGGGAGTTTTCAGGAGTAGAGATGAACTAAACAGATTTATTAGCGCTGACGTTGGAGCGGTGGAAGAGGCTGATACTACAGATTTGACTGGTAAAGTACAAACATTCCCTCAAGGCAGCAGCATGGAGTTTGAGTTACAGAGTAGAGCAAATAGACAAGATGCTCGTGAGGCTGTAGGTCTTAGTAGAAACCAAATGGGAGAGTTTGATGTTAGTACTAGACGAACGGCTAGGGAAACAACTACAGTAGCAATGGGAGCTGAAAGACGTGAGTCTATGAGACAAAACGTAGTATCTACATTATACTGTGACTCAATGAGTAAGATGAACCAGATACAATTTGCATTTACTCGTAGACCTATGTACGCTATGATTGATAGAGAGTTTGTTAGATTTACTGCTGATGAGGTAGCTGGAGATTATTTATATGACTTATCATTAGCAAACAAGCGACAGTTAAGTAAAGCACAGAGAAAAGTTGAGGCTATAATGATGGCAATACAGTTTATGCAGTTGCCTGGAGCAAATATTCCTGCAATATATGAGTATATGTTAGACGCAGCTAATGACCCCAACTTCGAAAGAATTATACCTAAACCAGGTCAACAAGGTGGAGCTAGACAGGGTGCTGGAGCACCAGTACCTGCGTTACCAGGAGGTCAAAATGCTGGTCTGTCCTAATTGTGGTGAGTACTTTGGTTACGGTTATCCTTGTATCCATGAGTTGATACTTAAGTTACTTTGGCAAGGTAGATGGAAGTGTGCAAACTGCGGTAAAATTATTATCTCAGATTGTCAAGTAATACAGTTAACAGAAGAACAGATGGATAAAATATCTAAGGAATACAGAAATGCCAATCTATGATATGAAGTGTCCTGGGTGTAATCGGATTGAGAAAGATGTGTTATTAAAAAATAGAAACGAGCTGCATAAGTGTGTACAGTGTCATGCACCTATGCAGTGCTTGTTTCCGACTTCATTCAATCCGCACATCTGGCCAGCGGAAGGTATTTACTTGGAACACGTTTGTGATAAAGGTAAAACATTTTATAGCAAGAAAGAAATGAGAGAATATGCTAAGAAAAACAATTTGGAGATAGCAATGCTTGAGGATTAAAAATGCCTAGAACTATTACGGTTACAATGTTAGACTCTGGAGCCTGTACCACCGAGTTTGGTAATAATGGTGAAGACCACTTTACAAAACGAGAGTTGTTAAGGGTTATTCGTACACTTAAGCAGGAGTCTAAACAACAGGTAAGAATGTACCGAAGAAAACAAAATCTTAAGGCTGCTCAGCAAAAAGCAGTCCAACTAAAAGAAAAGGAGCAAGCAAAAAATGGCGAAGTACTTCAAACCGGAGAACACAAGCCTAGAAGCAGCAATAGCTCAGAAGGAAGCAAAGCAGAAACAAGCAGAGGAACTGAACAGTCCTGTCGTACAAGAGTTGCAGAAGCAATTAGAGGAGCTGAAACAACAGAACGAAGCCTTGCAGCAGCAGTTCAAGACGCAGAGCGACGCAGAGTTGAAGAAACAGCAAGAGGAGCAAGCTGAGAGAAATGCTGAGGAAGCAGCAAAACTTGCAGAAGATGCTGATTTGAAGAGAATTTTAAGTATGAATGACAGAGATGATGGTATTGAGGGTTTGAGTAATAAAGAGCTTATTGGTGTAATAGCTGATAGTATTGAAAAAGCCCTTGATGCCCGACAGAAACAACAGAATCAAATACTTAACAATCAAGTACAAGATTTATCTGCCGAGATTAGTAAGACACAAAGAGCAATTATGCAAGTTGCTACTAATATTGATGTTAGAGATGTACGCGGTAAGTACACTGATTTTGATAAATACCAAAAGGCGGCTGCAGAAATAATGCAGGATAATCCAACGCTCTCCGTTGAGCAGGCTTATAAGTTGGCTAAGGCTGAGGATTATACTAACGTACCGTCTAAGCAACAGTTAGACAGAGAGCGACCGGATACTACAATAAGGCGTTCTCCTGTCGATAGAACCGCTGAGAGTGAAGAAGGGTTAGAGCGGGTTAAACAGAGTGCCTCTGAAGGACGTAAGTCTGGGATAGTTGGTGTTAGAGATATTATTAATGCTGGGCTTGATAAGATTATGTCTGAAAGAGGGGAAAACGAAAGAGCTTACTAATGTTGGAGATTAGATGGCTATAACACTGCCAACTCTTACGAGAACTATTGACGATGACTTTACGAATACTTGGTATGAGATTCGTGCTGAAGTTATTGACAATATTTTAGATGCAACACCCTTTTGGGCAGCGTTAAAGTATCACAACTGCCTAACTCCGCAAGTCGGTGGTGAGTATGTAACCCGTACTGTAGGTTATGGTGAAAAGTCTACACAAAGAATTACTAAAGGTACTGTATTATCTCAAAGTGCTCCTGATTTGGATACTATGGGTATATGGAACTGGCGGTATTTCTTAGTTGACGTAAACCGCTCAGTCATTGATGATGCGAAGAACGCAGGAAAGTTTAGGATTAAAAGCTATCTCGCTCGGCGGATGGAAGCTGCAAGAAATGCCATAGTTCAGGATATTGAGACTTACTTACATCAGTGGGGTGCTTATTATGCTGCACCGCTTCAGCCTAATGGTTTGTACGATATTTGTCCAAACTTTACAGCTGAAACAACTGGTGGAGATGGTAGTAACAGTGACAGTCAGCAGGTTGGTACTAGTAACGGTGGTATCAGTCGTGCTGATGGTAATGAGTGGTTCACAAACTGGGCTGCTTATGATGGTGCGACTGAAGATACCACTGACAAAGAGGTACCTACAAATGCATCTTATACTGTTAACTTAATTCCTAATATGAGACATTTCTGGAATTTAATTACAGCTAACCAAGAGTCTCCTAACTTCGTTATGTGCGACCAAGATATGTATGAAGCATATGAGGATGAGGTTGGAGACCGTCAGCAGATAGTACGTAATGGCTTTACTAAAGAAGCTATTGATTTAGGCTTCGATGCCTTTACGTTCAAAGGTGCCACTATGACTTATAGTGGGAAACTGGCCGGAACATTACACTTGTTTATGCTTAACTTAAACTATGTAGAGTTTGTTTACGACCCGAATCTCTG